CTACAGCTTGTGGTTTGAACTTAAACAATTCCTCTGGGCGGCATTCTTAAAATGTAGATAAACTACAGGAGGCGAAAGCCTATACCAGTTGGATCCGAATCCAATGAACAATTAGAGAATATCACACAGCATCCAAACAGCGAAGCTGGTCAATACTTGAATACATTTTTAATAATACGAGGAGGTGAGGGAATGAGTGAAAAAGAAGAAGTACCAGTAGTAATTGTTCATCCAGCTAATGATCCTGATTTTGGCGGTTCAATGCTGAACAGTAAGTTTTGGGACCGAATCGTGGTCACTACGACAGAAGGTAAAAAAGTAGCAGAGATCAATACTGACGACGCGACCCCTGCTACTGGATATTTGATTAAAGCGTATCCCAATAAGGACTAACCCTCAGGAGGATGTGGATCATGACCATGACTATCTTTGCGAGAGATTTTTCCGTCACGATTATGAACTACTAATTCGGAATGCTGATTGTCAGCAATTTGGTGACGAAGAAATTCAATTTTCAAAGTAGGTTAAACGTAAAATTTTAACCAACGCGATTCAGTCAATGCTGCCACCAGAATATTTATTAAAGGATTTACAGTATGCAACGACAGTTAACAACCAGCTTTATGTAGGAGTTCATGCCTAGTCTTATCCACAAATTACTGTTGAGGAGATGGTTTAATTGGCAACGCCAAACGTAGGGATCTTAACGAATGCAGGTAAAAATTTAATTGATCGAGTTAATGCTGGTCAAACTAAAATTACTTTTAGCAAAATTGTTTTTTCCAGCATGAATAATAATCAACTAACTGATGACAAGATAAAAGCATTAACTACAGTTGCACCACAAGAAATTGTAATTAATAATCCAGAAGTTACTCTGGATAATAACACTGGTGAAACTCGAATTCGAGCAACTGGTAATAATAAAGCATTAACTGATGGCGTTTATGTTAAAACTTATGCTGTTTATGCTAAAGATGATTCAGGCAATGAGATATTATATGGAATTACGGTATCCCCTAATCCTAATTACTTACCAGAATATGATGGTGTAACTCCGCAAGCTGTTACTTATTCATACAAAGTGAATATTAGCAATACCAGTAATATCACTTTTACTAATTCAAATGACATTTATGTTTCAGATACTGATTTAGCTGAGGCATTACAGCCTTATGCCAAGACAGTTGACGTTAATCAACAACTAGATAAAAAAGTAAATGTAGCTGATATGCGTAAACCTGCTAGTGATGTAGCGGGAATTGAAGAGGTTAACGCCAAACAAGATAAAATTGGTTACACACCTGCTGACGATTCCAAAGTTGTTCATAATTCAGGCAATGAAGAAATTGGTGGTCAAAAAACTTTTGACGTTGCGCCAATTGATAGTACAACTGTCAATCCATACATCACTAAGTCTGATGTACCGAAGGTTGACCTAAGTAGTTATGCCACCAATAGCCAGTTAGCCACTAAAGCCGATGATAGTAAGGTAGTTCATAAAACTGGATACGAAGAGATTTCGGGTACTAAAGTTTTTGATAGGCCACCAACTGATAAAACAGGTAACTCATACGTTACTACTAACTATGTTACAGACGCCGTTAATTTGGCTGCTTTAAACATAACCGTTGATATAATTCATAAAACTGGATACGAAGAGATTTCGGGTACTAAAGTTTTTGACGTTGCACCAATCGATAAGACAACCGGCAATCCGTACATCACTAAAGACGGTGTCCCAAGTATTCCAAGTGACGTTGCACGAACGGGAATAATAAACACGTTTAGCTCGCCTCAAATATTCTCACAAGGCATTCAGACACTTCAAACGGTAAGCTATAGTGATATCAACTTGCTTGTCAACGAGGGACTATATTTCAATACGAATTCAAGCGTTGAAAACGGAGCCGGATCTATCACAACTGGATATGTTCAAGTGATGTCTGGATATGGGGGAGTAGTTAGGCAGTTTATGTATTCAGATGTGACTAACAATTTATTCTATACTCGTGTTTCTTCTGACAACAGATTATCATGGAGTAATTGGGTTCAAATAATTACTTCTGACCAATTGCCATCTGACATAGCACGAACTGGGAAAGATACCAACTTCACGGGCAAGCTTCAACAAGCTGGCAGTGATGTCATAACTCAAGCAAACTGGGTAGAATCAGATAGTGATACCCACGCACAGTCTTCCTCAAAAAGTGACGCGGAAGGATTTTACTACACGGAGGAAAGCTAATGGCAATTTATCACAATGGCAACAAAATTATTAGCTTGTATCACAAAGGCAAAAAAATTGAATCTGTTTATCATAATGGGATAAAAATATACTCATCATTATTACCAGTGGGGACATCGGTTTTTAATGACACTAATTTTGTGATTGATAAAGATAATGTTTCCGGAAGTGTTGGGAATACTTATGAGATTGAGAGCATGCGTGGAAATGTTTATAAAGTAATAACTCTGAAATATCCATTATCAAAGTATAAGAGTGGGGTTGAAATTAATTTAAATAGAAGGGTTGCATGGTATGAAACTGGTGAATTAGCATCTTGGACATATCTTCACATGGTAAATAATGGCAACTTATCTATTAAAATTCCTAAAAGCTCAAGCAAAGTTTCTTATTATTTTGATATATCTGGTTCTGGTGAATCATATCAAGGAAATATAACTATTTCAATAAATGGTCAACAACTAACTATGACACATTTAGACCCAAATAATGACGTTGGAAATTTCTATCCAATTATTTCTTCGATTACCGCATATTAAGTTATTTCACAGGTTATCTGTAGTACAGAAGTAAAGTATGTTATAATATCTCACGTGGATAACAGCACATTCACTGTTGTTATTCATACCCCTCAAGTGTATATTTCCCTCAGAATATACGCCTCCAGTAATATCTATATTTTCTTTTCATATATCCCCCTAAAAGTATATGAAAATGCATCTATCTACGGATAGGTGCTTTTGTTTTCCCCAAAATTTAGGAAGTGATAAAAATGCTAAAAAGGATTGGAAAATATTATTCGCATTTATGTTTCGGCTTAGCTTCCTTAATGGCTGGCACGTATGTCTTTTTTCATTTGAATTATTTGGACAGCCCAGAAGTTACACCGCCACCACCTCCTGGCTTTGCAGAACATGTGCTTTTCGGTGTTGCCGATGATTGGTGGTTTGCCGGATTACTGGTGGTTGGCGGAATTGTCCTGCTAAGTGGAGTGTTGCTTGATTCAATTACATTAAGGAATGCCGGCATGATTATTATTGCCCCATTGTTTGGTTATCTCGCCTTCGGATTTATGATCCGGGGCGTTTTTGATATTCGCTTTAATTTAACTTGGGTGTTTGCCAGCCTTGCCGTTGCATTGCTGATTGGCACTGCAATGCGAGGTGGAAAACACAATGGATGTTAAACAGGTTGTTTCATATATAATCAGCTTAGGCGGCCTAGGCGGTCTAGCCACGTTAATTGGAACCATCTGGGCAATCATTCATGGACATAAAAAAGATGAGCGTCAAGACGATGAAGACCGTCGTAAGCTGGATGACTGGCTGATTCAAAAAGTGAAGGTGTTAAATATACTTCACCAAAGGCTGCCAATCAAATTGCCAATGCTTATAAGGCCTATGGTGTTGTTGGTGTGTATCATTTCTGGCATTATGGCACTAATGAAGATCGATATTTTCTAGATAAAGTTAAGAAAATGGGGTTAGACAAAACAACTTGGCTGGCGCTTGATGTGGAAGCCCCAGATTTACCGCAAAAATGTACTGCCGGCATCAATAAGTTCCTAGGCTATCTCTATGCCAATGGCTACCACAACTTAATGGTTTACGGTTCCGCTTCATGGTTTAAAGAAGGCCGGATTAATCAAGCAAAGCTGCACAAGTATGCTAAGTTATGGGTAGCGGCTTACGGCACTCCACAGCCAGGAATTAATCATGTTGATATCTGGCAATACACTGATCGGTTTAAAGGAATGTCGCTTGATGCCAGCTATGATTTCAAAAATTTATTGAAGTCAAACGGCAAATCAGCCACCCCGATTAAACCAGAATATTACACTGCCAAAGGTCTGTATGAAGTTAAAACTGATTTAATTCATGCTTATAACAAGCTACCGTTAAAGGGAGACAAAAACAAACGGTATGTGCGTTTGGCCAAGGGCAGCCGTTTTTATGGAGTTGCAATTAAAGATGGTGACATCTACTCACTCAAAACGCAGGTTGGTTTTTAACGGCCAACAAGGATTATGTAGAATTGGTTAAAGAAGTTAAGTGAAGTATGTCAGAAGCCCACCTCGTTAAATCGGGGTGGGCTTTTTGTGTTATTGGATTTAATAATTTATTTCGAGTTTTTATGTTTCTTGAATTTACACTTTAAGTGCAACACTAATTAAATAAAGAATGGCCCATGGCCAAATTTCTGTAAAATGATGTTTGCGAAAACAATCATGAAAGGAATTTAGCCATGGATCACTACAAGCATATTACCATAGATGAACGGGAAACTATCTTTTTAATGAGGAATCATGGAAACTCACTTCGTGAGAT